TCTACACGCTTCCTAGGGCTATCTGAATCAACATGGAGGAACCGAATCTTGTCACGCTGTCCACGCTTAAACGGCTTCCACATATCGTCAATGCCTAATTCAAAAACATATGTAGGGGTATCAATACCAGAATTGCGAATAGCATCAACAGAAAACTGATTACCTACCCAAATTTCATCAAAGGTTTTCATTGTTGGAATCCACCAATCCCAGACCTTTGTAGCTTCTAAATATGTGCCATTAATCTTATATTGATGGTCAAAATGCTTTCTAAATCCTGGCTGACGAAAATCCTGTCCTGTGACTGGATGATGCCATTCAGGTTCCATATAAAACATCTGAACCTGTGCATAAGGCGAATTCTTTACAACCGAAAGTTTTTCACCGTTATAGGTAAAGTTATTAAAGTGTTTAACAATGTTTGTATAGCCATAGGCGTAGCCAAAGATATTAACAGCATCAATGATGTGCTGATCGGTATGGATTGAAAACTTCACACATTCGCTCTAAATATCATTCGTGATGGATTACTCAATGGGATATTCACGATATTCTTAAACCCAATATCGCTCATAACACCATGAACAGCTAATGGGTTTAAACCCCAGTAATTGCTTCCATCATTATTTAATTCTTTCCCTACATAATAACGAGCTGCAGGAACATTGACATCAAGCATGTCAATGACTGTTTCAACATAAATCACATCTTTACAGACAGTCTTGACCTTTTCTAAGTATTCAATTGGATTCTTTGCGTGATACAAAATACCAAGCATCAGTACAATATCAAACTTACCCAGATTCTTTTCTGGGAGTTCTTCAATACTGGAAACAACCTTTTCAACACTTGAGTTAAGATGTTTATGAGCATAATCAAAACCCTTATCCTGACTCCAGTCATCTTGTTCTTCCCAGATGATTTTGTCACAAGCAACCACCCGTTTTGCATTGCGCTTCTCACAAGCAAAAGAATAGTAACCATCCCAGGCACCAAGATCTAAAACAGACAACCCCGACATATCCTCTGGAAGGTTGAGCTTCCCTAATGTTTCATCAGAGTCATAGTTAGCCCCAGGGGTTATAACATCCCCAAGATCAATCCTATGCCACCATTTAATTGAATCTAATTCATTCATGCGTTTATGCGCTTGAGTATTTCCTTAGTTTGCTTATCGGTTAACTCAATTGCTCCCATACCATTCCACTTGCTCTCTTCATAGCTGTACCAGGCACCCTTGCGCTGGATAATATCCATCTCAATTGCAATATCAATAATTTCACGATATTGATCAATTCGCCCCTCTTGTGGGAGAACATAATAATAACCCGTTGCGCCGATTGTGGGAATCTGTTTTGTTTTTTCAACAGTCCAGGTTGCTCGTTGCGAGGTAATCATATTGTTCTCTTCACGCTCCATTTCGCCCTTTGACATAGAGAGAAACAGCTTAACAATGTTGTGCATGTTATGGTGAACCGTATTGCCCATCTTGGCTTTTGTCACCGCAAACATTCCACTCAAGTCAACTGTTTGGTGAGCAACGAATAACATGATGTTGCGCTCCTTATGGAGATAGTTCACCAGCTTTTGCAACAGGTAGCCTTGTGAGCGTGATTGCAAGCCCATTGCCTTACCACCCTCAGGCTTGTCGTAGAACTCTTCCTTGATGATGTTAGACAGTGAGTCAAACAAAAAGATATGCTTCTCCTTATCATCTGTCAGATACCCGATCAGGTTCTTCATGATGTCTTCTACAACCGTTGACTGAATAATCACCACATCATCAATGTTGATCCCGCACTTGGCAGCATACGCATCATTATAAGAAGACTCTGAGTCAATAATGACTGGTCGGTACCCAAGCTTTTGGGCTTCGGCAATAATCCGAAAACACATAGTAGTTTTACCCACCGAAGGCGTACCCCAAAACAAGTGAGTCGCACCAGTATTTAAACCGCCACCCAAAGCCCGATTTAAACCGATACTGGGGGTTGGAATAACATCGTGAATAGGCATTGTGTCGCCTTTTCTTTTGTCTACAATTAACATATTTCTCCTTTATTGAAACATTCTATCTAAAATTCTTGCTTTAATAATTGTTGTTGAAATCTCTTCTGTATACGGAACGAACACAACCTTGATATTGCGCTCATCCAACCACTCCTGGGTAAAGCCCATTTGTTTGTGATAGTCTTTATTTTCCCAGTCGGAACCAACAACGATTAGATCAGGTTTTGCCTCTAGAATAGCAGGTTTTGAATCAGCTCCACCTGTATTGATGATAACTTTATCAACCCATTTGCATGAAGCGACCACTTCCATTCTTTCAAGCAAATCACAAATTGGTGGTTCTTTATAGACAGAGACAAATTCACTTGGGTTTACAGAGACAACAACTTCTCCATCAATACCAGCCAAACCCCTACACTTCTTTAGCAACCTCACATGACCTGAGTGAAAGAGGTCAAATGTACCGCCAGTATATACAATCATTTATTCTCCAATGAAGAGGTAACAAAAGTCCATTTGTTAGCATTGTAGAAAGTAAATCTATCTACATTGTTAACATCCGCTAGCGCATCTGAGTACGCCAGCATTACATCATCAAACCCCTTAAACTCATATAGGTTAGTATCATTAACAAGCACTGTTGGAATGTTTGGGATAGATACCGTCTTGCAGTTGATACCAGACCAAGCTAGAACATTTCTTGAATCTAGATTCTTAACCCCAATTCTATAATCCATCACTTCTCTTTTCCATATATTCATACTTGCAAGCGTTGTTGCAATTAAAAACGATTTATCATTTAACTTATTTATCAACTCAGCCATTGTACCAGAAAAACCAGGCACTACCTCGCCAGAATATGGCGCAAATTGCATAATTCTATCTACACCATTTAGCATTGGCATAATTGCATCTATTGCCCCTGGAAGAATGATGTCGTCATCTCCAACAACCCAAACATACTCTGATGTTCCAGCAGTTATTCCGTATAAACAGTTACCATCGCAACCTATATTCTGTTTTCTTGCTGAGTACTCAGTAACATAATTTTTGTATTTAGAGACTATATTACTTGCGTAGCGTTCTTGGTCGTTATCTGAAACAATTATCTCTAAATTTGTATTAAATTGAGAGACAATGCTGTTCAAGCAAGCATCTAATGAATCTCTCCTGTATGTTGGGATATAGATGGTTAGATTCATTAACTATGCAGTTGCCTTTATTAAATTTTTGCGTTCAATATAATTCTCAATTGAAATTATAGCAGAGTCAGAATCTACCTTGTACGAATCCAATCTACCTAAAACATCTTTTTCTTCAATTTTAGAAAGCCTAGCTGCATACCATTGTCCCTGTTTAATAACAGATTTCAATTTCGCATACGGTCTAGGGAATATAACAACTTTAAATATCTGCTGTCCATCCCAGCAATACAGGTTTGCCATTGTCTTATCTTTAGCTGTAGTAAACACTCTAGAATGCATAATATACATAAGAGTCTTTTCCTCACCGATATGACCCAGCCCAGTATCGTACAACCAGTTATATTCGTGATTGTCACCCTTTTGTCTTAGCATAATAAACTTATGCAAATCAGTGTCAACGAAATTGTACGCATCACAGAATGAATGAAGTGTTCTATCCCCGATTAACGCATAGACATAATCTCTATTAGATAGCTCTGTATCTCTACTTGCAAACACAGTTGATGAGCCAGAGTAATCTTCAAATTCAATTCTTAAATATTGCGGTGTTTTCTTTGTTGACCTAACAATTGCTTTAATCAATGTCAAAGGTGAGTTGATTTCATGGAAATCAGCAAGGTTGCCAACGAATTCATCCATTTCATTCTTCTCTTCACCAGCCTTAATTGAAAACCCCAGGATTGGCAAGTAATACCTTTCATGCTGATACTGAGAGACATGACCTAGCGATGCATAAGCCCCGACCTTTTCAAGATTTTCTCTCAATGGTGCTTTAACAGCAGACTTAGAGCATTTATTATTAAATTCATCAAGACAGGTGAATGGTCTTTTTGTCTCAATCTCCTTAATAGCAGCCTTACCACATCCAGCGATGTTCGCAAGACCGAATCTAATCGCATCAAGACCAGTACTGCTATCGGTAGTAAAATACTCTTCTGAGTAGTTGACATCAGGTGGAAGAATTGGAATACCAATTCTTTGAGCTTCCATTAAGTATGCAGTAATCTTTTCAGCCGAATCTTCGTTATACAGAAGAGACCAAATAAACTCAAGTGGATAATTAACCTTCAACCACATTGTCTGATACGACAGCATTGAATATGCTACAGCATGTGATTTATTGAACATATATAGAGCAGACATTTCAAACTCAGACCAGATTTGCCTTGCCTCTGCTTTTGGAATGATTGCATTATTGACAAACTTATCTTTAAACTCTTTAAATTCCTTAACATCTCTTTTCTTTCCGATAATCTTTCTTAGCTTATCTGCATCTGACCATGTAAAACCCGAGAGCTTTACTGACATCTGCATCAATTGTTCTTGAAAAATTACTGTACCATATGTCTCTTCCAAGATCTCTTTTACTGATTCATCAGGGAAGTATGGCTGAGCAAATCCTTTTTTGCAATCAATATATTTTTGACCCTGAGAAAGAAGAGCACCTGGTCTTACTAGAGCATTAGACACAACAAGATCATTAAAATTATCAATACCCATTCTCTCAATAAGATTTCTATAAGCAGCCGCATCGGTCTGGAACACACCTACGGTATTACCATCATTAAAGTTTTTAAAGACTAATTCATCGTCAAGCATTAGCGACTCAGCCTCTACATCCTTGCCTGTACGCTCTTTAATCTTCGCTAGACAATCTTTAATTACAGATACGGTCTTTAGACCCAAAATGTCAACTTTAATAAGCCCAACAGATTCTGCATCCGTCATGTCAAAAGCAGTAACGGTTACACGCTCACCACCGTCTGTTTCTTTTCTAGTTTCAATTGGGCATACTTCATTTAATGGAATAGATGAAACAACCATTCCAGCAGCGTGTACGCCTGTATTGCGAACACGACCCTCTAATCTCTTTGCAAGCTTTGGAACATCGGGATATTTGTTGCAGAATACTTTGCCCTTTGGTGATTCAATCAATTCCTCAATTGTCTCAAAAAACTGAGTGACATTGTTTGTTTCATCATAAGGAACCTGGAGAACTCTAGCGACATCTTTTACAGCAGACTTTGCCTTGAATGTTCCAAATGTTGTAATAGCAGCAACATTATCTTTCCCCCATCGCTGTCTGAGATATTCTTTAATCTCACCTCTGCGCTTATCTTCAAAGTCCAAGTCAATGTCGGGGTAGTCATTTCGCTCGGGATTAATAAATCTAGCAAATAGTAAGTTATATTTGATTGGATCTACTTTTGATATATTTAGTAGGTACGCAAGTAAGCTACCGCCAACAGAACCTCTGCCAGTACCACGCCCAATATTATTAGCATCAGCCCATGAGATTAAGTCCCATACCATCAAGAAGTAGTCAGAAAAACCCAATCCCTTAATAATCTCTAGCTCTTCATTAAGTCTTTCTTTGTATTCATCACTGAGTCCAAGCTCTTTTAGTCTAAATTCAGATACTTCTCGCAAGTAATCATCTGAGTCAAGTGACTTAATATATTTTGGAAGAAGGTTGCGCCTCTTTGCAATTTCCGCACTACATTTATGAGCAACTTCCAATGTATTCTCAAACAAATCCGTTCTGTCATAGCCAACTTCTTTGAACCAGGATTGAACAGTAGTAGCGTTTGCGATGTATGGATTGATATCATCAAATCTTAAAAATCTATTTGGATACATGTGGTTAACCTTGCTCAACACATCAGATCCAACTGTATTGATTGTTGCAAGACTATCTTTAGCCGCATTTGTAGCGCTGGCACCGAGGCTTGGATACTGGGAAATAAGTAGGAGAACTTCTTCACACCCCTTGTCTTCATGCGTAGGGAAATGGCAATCGGCAGTCGCTAAAGCCTTCTTTCCGAATGTAGAAGCAAGATCAAGCAATCCATCGTTAATTTCCTTTGGATTCCACGCCTGTAGTTCATAATAAAAATCATCTTTAAATATCTTAATGAATCGCTCCGACAACTGCTCTGCCCTGGAGTAATCACCAGCTTCTATAGCTTTTGATATAGCACTTCCTCTACAGCCCGACAATGCAATTACATCATCATCAACCAAGTCCTCAAGAAGTTCAAAGTCAATTCTTGGCTTGTAATAGAAGTTATCCTGCCAGCCGATCTGAGACATTTTGAATAGTTTATTGAGCCCTTGATTGTTCTTGGCAAGAAGAATCAAGTGAAATCTTTCGCTCTTATCATCGCTATCATTTTTTACTGACGGTACAAAGTATGATTCAACACCGAACAATGGTCTTACATTATTCTTCTTACATGCATCTTGAAATCTTAAAACACCGCCCATTGTTCCATGATCAGTGATAGCAGCAGCGAATTGACCATTTGAGCTTGAAATCTGTGCGATCTCTTCGGGCGTTGACATTCCATCCAGTAGCGAGTGCTCGCTATGGCAGTGCAGGTGAACAAAATCTGTCACTTAAATCTCCAAATCGTAGAGTGTTTCAATACAAGGTACTTCATTCCAGAATGGCTTATTGTACCACGCTTTTCTGAGGTAGCAGTTAATCCCATGATCTCTTAGCGAGATAACTTCGTAAGGGTTATCTTCAACAGCAAAGATGGGATCTAACTTAGATATAACTTCATGCTTCTCATTTATTTTGGCAAATGTAGGTATTAATGTATTAATACCCCATCCATCAAGCCAGGGCTCCGTCATGCTTACTGAAGCTTCTGATCGCCTTGCAGTTACAATGTGAATATCAACATCATCGGAAAACCATTTATTGACTTGATACCATGCGTCTTCAAATGGCTTTATATTTTTCCAGAATAGTTTATCTGAAAATAACTTTAAAGCGTTTTCATCTTTTGTATCGCTAATTAACCAGCTACTATAGTCTTCATTGTCTACACCAAATGTGTACCACAAATAATCCGTTATTGCAGAATCAATGTCGGCAATTACGCCATCAAGGTCAAGAGCGATAGTTTTACGCTTCACAAAAATCCTTTGTCAAAGGGGAGGGGTTTCCCCCTCCCCAATTTACAATTTTTACCAAGTATCCTTGCCCAACTCACCAGTTGTCAAGAAGATTTGTTGCTTCTCATATGGAAGTGTCATGTAGACATTTTCCAAGTCATGCATTGGCATGTCTGCAACGCCCTTTGGCACTTCTGATACGCTCAGCGGAATAAGGCTGTAGTTTGTATCCGATGCTGATGAACCAGTTCGGGAATACTTGTACTCTCGGTCCATAATGGTACCGAACTCCTTAGCGTATTCAATCAGTGTAAGACCAACATGGCGTTGATTGAAAGTGGTGTCAAGGATACGAGGTTCCCATACTCCTGGCTCAACTTCAACTACGATATTGATAAGCAAGTGAGGCTTAGCTCTCCATGCCTTGTCCTTAACTGACTGTTCACTAGCCCAGCAACGATAGTTGTACTTCTCAAATGAAGCGGTAGATGCAACTCTCCACTTCCAGTTAATTGGTGAAGTTACAACTGGAACTGTAATACCAGTTCCAACCTCTTCTGTGAAGTTTGAAGCATCCTCTGTGAGCTCTTGACGGAAGCGAATCCTGAATGAATCGCCCGACTGAAGAGTAAAGTATTTCTTTACTCCCGATTTTGCGCCTTGAGTTGGTGCTACTGCACTCTCAAGGTCTTTTAGGGTTTTAAGTGATTGAAATGACATATTGTCTCCTATATTGTTATGTGTTTGTTAATTATACTGTTATTAATTTGGCTTGCATCCATTTCCCCTGGATCTTTCAACCCATCAGCAATATCGGCAATCCAAATCTCTTTACCACAGCAGGTATCCAGTATAGCATCTCTCATTGCTTTACCAGCATCATCATTGTCAGAAAATATAATAATTCTGTCAAAGTATTTCTTTAGCATTGTTACTTGCTGTGACGAAACTTGCGCTCCAAGAGTTGCTACGACATTAGGAAATCCTGCCTCATGCACCTTCATCGCATCAACGCTTCCCTCTACAATAATAACTTCACTGTAGTTTTTTGCATTTTGAATATTGAACAATATCGTAGCTCGTTTAAAACCCGAGTTATAAAGATAACGAGGTTCTTGATCTGAGCTTATCGCTCTTCCAATAAGACCAATGACTTTGTATTGAGCATTTCTTACTGGGATAACAATCCTATTCTTAGCCTCAGAGAAACCAACTTCAAAATGCCTTAATGTATCCATAGACAAACCACGCTCAAGAAATGGCATAAGCTTTTGCTTAGCTAAGTCAGAATCGTAATCAATCATTAAACCATCAATAGTAATCTCTTCTGGAGTTATGACTGGCTTTAAAGCTTGCTCTAATTGGTTCTTCAATGCTACTGGGTCAAGAGCAGTATCTCTACCGTATGGCTTACCAGTGACTTGACGGAACAGCTGTCTGAAGTTGCCTTTTTTACCGCACGATGGATTAAAGCATTGCCATAACCCAGTTCTCTTGTTGATATAAAAAGAAGGCGTATTTTTATTCTTATGAAATGGACAATAGATAGTTAGCTCATTACCAGACTCGCCATGAGTATGGATACCGAACTTCTGAAATAGATCCTTTACTTCATTTTCAAAATTCATCTTGGAAAACAATTGAAAACGAGAATGTGTCAGACTGCTTGTCGTAGTCCGTGAATAATTTGGTCTTCCCTGTGTAGCCATACTTTAATCTTGCCTCATCTTCCATCCAAGGTCTAAGCTTAGCAATAGTTTCTATATCTTTTGCAGTTCCAGTCAGTACAGGGCTATGCATTAGATATCCCACTCCTCTGCCCACTTACCAGTTTCTAGATTCCATCTAAGATAGAAACCGAAGTGATGGGCTCGTCTAACCTTTCTTGAAACAACCTGGAAAACATCTGAAGATGGTTCTCTATGAATTGCAAGAACTAAGTCAGCGTCATAAGCCAACTGCTTACTCCACGCTACCTCTTCTAGCTCTGGTGGTCGCTCTGAGTGACCCTCTGACATTGTTACTGCAGCAACATCTATGATCGGCACATTATTCTTAACTGCCATGCGCTTAAAAGCCTTAGACAGGTTCTTTGCTTTCTCTGTCTCAGTCTTTGCACCACTGGCATCATCAAACAAACCATGATAATCAAGAATTACCAAATCAGGATGGTATTGATCAATCTTTGCCTGCACCATGTTTTGATCTGCTGTCTCAAGACCCTCTGATGTTACAAGATGGATTGCATGCTTACCTTCAAATGTAGCTTCTGCCCACTTCTCGTACTTATCAACAACAAGAGGATTTGCTCTTACAAGATCTGTGTTGGTAAAGTTACCCTCACCATTGTTAAGCAATGTATCAAGTCTCTGCCCCTCTTGCATCTTGTTCATCTCAAGAGAAATGATTAGAGGTCTGTATCCAGCCTTCCAAGCATTTACCGCAAACAATCTTGCAATAAATGATTTACCAACTCCTGTCCATCCAAGAAGAACAATGAAGTCACCAGGTTGCCAACCACCGAATGTCTTGTCAATAACATTGATTCCGCTAGGTAGACCTTGAAGCTCATTGTTGTCTCTAGTGGATCGTTCTTTAAGATTTGAGGCACGATCTCTCCATTCACCAGCAAGGTCTGTATCTTTTAGACTGCTTGAGAATTTATAAAGACGAGATGTTTCTTCCATGAGATATGAAAGAGAATCTTTAGGACCAAGCTCACCCAAGATTGCATGCGCTCTAGCGACAATAGTTCTAGTTTGATAAGAGAGCGATTCACGCTTTGCTTCATCAATGTAATACTTGATTGGCTCTGGAGTTAGGACAAAATCAAAGTCAGGGTAATGATGCTTGACAGTCTCTTTTGATGGAACTTTCTTATGCTCGTCATAGTGACCAACAATAAAATTCCAAATATCTTTATTCTCTACAAAGACATTCTCCACACCTTGGTTGACAGCTTCAACATAACCATTGCTATCAACAATTGCATTCAACAACCTTGTTTCATAATTCATTCAGAGACCATTCTCTTCCTTGTTTCTTCTACGATGTTTTTAAAATTGTTCTCGGCTTTTTTATCAAACTTAACCTTATCAACAAATGATTTAGATTCCACAGCAAAATCAAATATTAAAAATGGTCCAGTCTTTGCTTTTACATAAGCCGACACTGCGCTGAATAAACCGTCTTGATCATAAAATCCAGCAAGAGCGTCAGCTACTTGCTCTTGGCGAGGAGAGTCTGGAATAAATAATTTATTTGACTTGTCGCACGATTCCTTGAAGAACTTTATCAGCTCTGCTCCAGTTACTTCCATTTACTTTTGTAGCCTCCTTCCAAGTAAGCATTAAAAAGTCATACTCGGATATCCCTGCGTTTACACCTACATATGGGTCATTACGAAATGCATTAAGAATGCATTGCTTTCTTACAGTGCATTTTGAACAACCAAGCTTGGCATATTGTACATCATTAATGTCATACGATAGCCAAGCTGTTGGTCGCTCATCATTTGCACAAACAGCTTCGTTTAGCCAATCACTTTGGGCTTTCATTATCTAGCTCTTGAAGCTTGGCTTCAATTTGAGCATCAATTGATTCCCAAACCTTTGCCCAGGCTTCAGGATCATCAGGATCTTTAGCCTGAGTCCTTGCACCAGCATCAAGTCTTAGCGACTCATAATTACCAAGATTCTTGGTAATTCCAAGCGATGCCCAAATTTCTGTACCTTTAATATTTTCACTCATATCATCCTCACTTATGAAGTTTTACTTTTTGCTCTAGTGTGTGTATTTTATTTTCTACCGTGTTACCTTTTTTAGTAACAGGGCGACCTTGAACTCTTTGGTTAAAGAACTCAACCATTTCATAAACTGCACTTTGATCATAATAGCGCCAATTTGAATAACCTGTGTACTTTTCACCAAATTTTTCTGCAGAAGGAATAAGATTTCTTCTTTCATACTTCCTCAAAGTGTCTGGTCTTCTCTCAACAATTTTTGCTACCTCACCAACGGTGTATAGCCTTGTAATTAGAATTTCAGATTGCTCGTATGGAATAACGATTGTTTCCTTATCAATAAGGTTTTCTAAATAAATCTTATTCTTACTTCTTGAGATTTTCTTGATCTTGACAATATTACCTGCATATTTATAGAATTTATTTGTTGTTGGTTTCGCTGAGATCATGTCGCTCCTTGATTGTTTTAAAGCCAAGATAATCTAGAATTTTGTTAAGCTTTCTTACTTCTACATCAATTGAATGAGCGCACTTGGTACAGGTTACATCAATATAATTTTTTTGAAATGCATAATATTGTTGACCAACAAACAACCTTGAACCACAAGGTTGACAGTATAGACCAGTTGCTTTAATCATATTAATCCAGCCAGCAGTTGTATTCAGCAGTAACAATACCTTTTTCAGGATGTACAAACATAAGAGGCTGTGATGGTCTGCCTACAGCAGCTAGCCTCTCCACAGCATAAGTGTTTGTTGATTCAGGGCTTCCTGAAATTCTCATCTGAACGGTATTGAATGTCATTTTTGTAGGTGTATGGAAGTGACCTAGATAGACATCATCAAAATCATCTTCTATAGCGCCAATCTTCCAACCATAAGCTTTCTTCTGAAAGCCGTAGAATGTTGAAAGACTACCGAACTGATCACCATGACATAAGAGACTCTTGTAATTGCCAATCTTATCAACCGCATACCAATGTCTTTCACCACGACCATCAGGGATTCTGAATTCAATTCTTTTTTCATTCTCAAACATGAGCTGAGTAATGCGATAAAGCATTCTGTCACCGTTGGTTTCAGGATCATGATCTTTTCTAGCTCTACCGCCAATTGAACCATGATTTCCAATAACACCGACAAAAACAATCTTCTCAAAATTCTCAAGCATCATGTTAATGAAGTTCTTCATGATTCTTGGACCGTCAACAGTAATCTGTCTGTACAAACCGCCATCAACCAAGAATGACTGACCTGGGAAAATAAGCTCTCCCTCAATGATGTCTCCAAGAGCCCAAATATGCAATTCCTTTACTGGATGGTCTTGCCTCTGAATCTCTGTAAGCTGAATAATCTTTTCTGCGTACTTATAGATTCTTTCCTCACAAACCTGCGAGTTGTAGTCTGGAGTGATCTTTGCTAGCTGCCAGTCTGCAATAACTGCAACAGCAACTTCTTCACCCTTAGTAGTCTTCCCAAACTTTGGCTTTGGTACTGGTACATACTTAACCGACTCAATGTCTTCTCGCACCGCACGATATACAGCGTCTGCTAGATCAACATTCTTTTCTTTTGCCTTATTATATTCCTGTAATAACTTGTTATAAGAAAGACGCAATTCGCTTTCTGTTTCTGGCACTGTTCCAGTCAATGGATTTTCTCCTATCTCAAATAGACCGTTTTCTTTTCTGTATCTACATAGACCATTAATATCTATGGTTTTTCTGCATGATTTATCACCATATTTAGCGTTAGCTGTTTTTGGTTCAAACTCTATATTACAACCTTCTGTTGCACAAACTTTCATTAGGACTCCTTTGGTTTCCGTCTAGCATACCACAGTATAGTCAATGAAATTGTCTATGGGAGTCTTTTTTTGATTACAATCTTATTAGAAGCATTTTTCTTTTTTGTATGAGGTTTTGTTTCTTGAGCAGTTTTCCTCATCTTTTGCTTTTGCTCATCCTTCATCCTGACACCTTCTTTATGAAGTGCGCTATGCTCTTGAGGTGTGCATAAGAATAAATTAGAAAGTCTATTATCTATTTTAATCTCATTAATATGATGAACAGTTTCCCAGGGCTGAAGGTATCTGCTTAGATACTGCTCAATTACAAGTCTATGCTCATAAACATATCCACGAATATTTTTAGGATGATCTGGATTTAAAACACGAACATATCCCTTATCATCTATGTATTTACCGCCGCTAAAATTAGGGCTTTCCTCACCATTAGCGAATTTTGCAGACCAATCTATATCATCTCGCCTAGATGCCAAACTACTTCTGATTTGACTAGGCTGTTCCACCGACATCTTCAATGTACATTTGCAATTCACCGCCAACAGAAGCTGGAATGGAGTAGGATGGGGCATTGTTAGCACTCGCACCTTGGTCTCTCTTTACGCTAATGAAGTAAGATTGATTTGTAAACCCTGCGGAATTGCTCTGGAGAATAATTGAATGAGTGCCAGCACCAAACCTTGTATCATAAGCATTGTTCTTTAATGAGTGGTTTGCAATTGTTGCAGAGTTACCGAGCGTTGACACATCAACATATGTAAATGGGTGAGGTGTAAACTTGTATTGCTGGAGGGTTGTATTTGCCCCGCCAAAAGTTCCTTCACATATCTTTAGATTAAATGTTGAATCTTCAGAACCTTTTGCATCAACAACAAAACCAGTAAAATTAATTGTTACTCTATAGAAACGACTAGCAGCTACCGTCACTCTGTTATCAGCACCACCAGTACCAGATTCATCAGCAAGTTTGATAATTTCATGATCAGTAAAATCTGACCAAGATCCAGGGCTTGAAGTAACGGTTTTAAATTTTAAAAGACCATATGGCTTGTCATCAGTAGCATCCTTAACCTGATCTATATTGGTAGACATCTGAGCAAGGCGGTCTCCAGTTATAGGAGTTCCGTCAGTCCAAGAAACAAATGAATAGTTTTCGTAAGCCATTTATCTATTATACCTCATTTTCCAATTCTTTGATACGATTATTTAAGTCCTTGATCACTGATATCATATGAGGAATAAGCACAGTATAGTCAACTGAGGCATATCTTGGTTTTTTCCAAACACCCTCGCCAGGAACAAATTCATAAAAATCAGAACCAAATTGCTCCATTTCCTCTAAAGAAAAACCCTCAGGATGCTCATCATAACGATGCACCCAACCCTCATAAGCTTCAGTATCATCAACCGCCTCTGGATACAGTTCTTTAAATTCATCAGCAATAACTCCAACACCACGACCAGAGTATTTTATGTATTGTGGTGTTTTGTCATTCCAGTCAAATTCATAAGTTTTTATTGAATAAAATTTATCCAACACTGAGTCCGAGATTGGCTCTATATTATCTTTTAATCTTCTATCCGATGCAGATGTTTTGGTGAGGTTAAAATACACTCCAGCATTATTGTCAACAATAGCTCTTAATTGACTAGCGCCATTGCTATATCCAAGAGCAATTGGGAAAAAATCATGACTCATGTTGCTTGCATAGTAAACCCAACCACTCCCTGTAACAGCAACACTAGAAGCCCCAACAAGTGGTCTTACAGAATCAGCATAATGGTCAGGACCATTGATTACTATGTCTCCACCAACAGCAAGATATCCACTCGTTTGGATAGCACCAGCTGACATAAAAGAAAATGCAGCACCTGAACCAACCTTCATCAAAGATGCAGAAATTTCTGAAAGATATCCGCCATAGCTTACTTCAAAAACATTTTGACTGATAGTTCCAACTGAAGGGTATAGTGCTACATATCTACCAGCACTACTGTTGTAGATACCATTTGCATCAATAAACCAGGCTCCAATGCTTCCATCACTTGCATCTATAGTTCCAGCAATGCTTGCACCAGTTGCAGACATAACTCCGCTTGCATTAACACTAAAATTCCCACCAGCTGCAGCGATTGCACCATTTCCAAACAGCGTAAAGTTATTAGCGGCTAATGTTCCGTTAGAGTAAATATCAACACCTGGAGTGAGCACTTCTGAAGCACTAAGTGATCCTCTAATGAATGTTGTATCAAATACGGCATGACCAAAGCTTGTTATAGCCCAGCCAGTATTTCCTGCGGCTGTAACAGCGCCATTTGCAGCAATCGTTCCATTAAAATTATTACTTGTTATATAGTTATTAACAAGAACAATGTTTGAAGATAATTCATCTGCAGTAATGGCTCCAGTAGCAATGTTGTTTGCTGTAATTGTATTGGCGGCAATGTTGTTTGCCGTGATCGTTCCCGCAGCAATATTATCTGCAGTGATCGTGTTGGCAGCGATTTCAGTAGCTGTGATTGAACCAGAAATTATATTTCTGCTATTGATAATATTATCTTGAAGAACTATGCCTGCTGGCTCAAGAACAGTGGAGTTAATCGTATTAACAACTAATTGTCTAAAGGAATTGTAGTTGTTTACCTGGGCTCTCCTTCTTTCTGGATTATCCCCAATAAAACTTGGATTGAAATCGTAGATAGAATAGGAGCTTGTTTTAATTAATGAAGAAGTAACCCCGTCATGAGCGTGACCACCAGAGGCGTAAAAAGAAATTGCATTTTCAGATATAGAATTACTTGTTGTCATTAAACCACCTTCCTAAGAGTCAGCTGATGTTGTAGCGTATCTCCAACATTTAGTGACTGGGATATTACCCAGTAGTCAGCATTAATTATATCAAACGAACTCATTGTTGATATTCTTATTCTATCACCAAGTTGAATCTTAGGTATAGCTGTAGCATTAATATTAAGAATTGGAACAGAATCCTGTGTTTTAGAGATTATAAAATCAGCTAATTTTTGTGCATGAACTGCATCGCTAATAAATGGGCTCTCAATAATAACATCCTTTAGCCCGTACTTTTTAATTGAATCAGTGTTCAATGCTGACTGCTGAGTAACTTGTGTATTCTGTTCAGTGATAATAACTGGAATACCAGCAATTGATGTAAATGCGACTTTCTCTGTGAGGGGATTAGTCCCTTCAGCAAATATAATTGTTCCACTCGCAACACTATTTGATGTTGAAATTATTAACTCAGCTCCATAAGGACCAGGCAGAAATTTAACAATCTCAATCTCATCGGGATCTTCAAATAGAATTCCAGTAATGAAAGGCGATCTGATATTAAAAGCTGGCGCTTTGTCGTACTTAAGGTTGTAATACTTAGCCTCTCTTGCCTTAGCGCTAGTAGTATGAGAAGCAGCAGTAGTCTGGAATTGACCTCTCTCAACATTATTAAAAGAGTTTCTTGTCTTTGAACTGTATTTTACAATCTCACTCTCAATTTTTAAATATCCAGAAGTTGGGAATGGCGGATCCTCGGTTGTTGATACATAAATAGTGTTAGCGCTTGAGTTTATATTTGCAGTAAGCGCAACAGAGCTTAGCGTTGTAGGATCTGGAGCTCTCCATAGAGATTGTGTTCCAGCAGCGGCTGATGCAAGCCCTGCAATCGGTATAACAACCTTATTGCACTGTAGTGCAACAGTGTAGTCAGCATCAATAATGTTAGAGGAGTCGCTAATGGTATATTGCACATTGGCATGTTGTGGAATTGATGGTTCAAAGAAGCGATAGAAATGTTCGTATCTTGCCTTATTCTGCTCATCTATATACACACGACCAAGATCCGCAAAGGTTATACCGTCAAGAATTGATCTGATTGTTTCATCATTCCCGTAAAGAAATGGGAACATCGTCAAAGGTTGTATGCTTGATTCACTATATCTCTCTGCAACATCCTGAGCAGATAGAGCAATATTGTACAATGCAAATTCATCAATAGTAAACGCTCTAAATGCAGACGGGGGTGATTCCCCAGTACCAGAAGTATAAGAAGCACCACGACCACCAATTGTGATATCCCTGCTTGTCCATGCAATAGGTGTTCCTTCCACAACCTCGCTATCTACAATCTGACCGTTGACATAATATTTAAGGGTGTTATCTGAATATGTAACAGTGATATGATGAAAAGATGAGTTAGACAGAGCGGTATTTGAAGACACCGTTTCTGTAACGACTGATGCATTGGACAGTGTTTTTATTTTAAAACCATGAGATGAGCTATTATTGAAAAATTCAAAACCAGTATTAGGGTTTGAATTAGACCAGTTACTTATGTACTCTCCATCTGAGGCAAATGATCCGTTATTAAATTTAGTGAACAACTCAAAAGACCAATCACCAGTGTAGAGATATGAATTTGAATTAGTCACATCCAGAGAAGAGTGATATGGTATTCTAATATAAGAATTAGATGCAAGAAGTACAGACTTATTATCTGGCTCTGATGTTAGACCAGTTGCTTGAGACAGCGATGGTGAGGCTATATAGACACCATTATTCCTGTTAACATTTCTACCAGGTTCTGCTGTAAATGAGGCATTCCTTGAGCCAATAGAGTCGGTTGCTACAACTGTGCAAAATTCTCCAGCACTGATTAATGCATCAGCAGATATGCCAACAGCTTTGTAGAGTTTAATTGAAAAGCTTGATCCGTTATTATCATCAAATGCATGAAAGAATTCAATTCTTATTTTTCTTGGAGAACCAGCTGTTAAGTCAAGTAGTGATGACTGAAACCTCGTCAACACTCCGCCAGTTGTTGTATTCATTCTCCATTCATTAAGTATTAGAGTATCATCTAGATATATTCTTACACCGCCATATCTAATATAGACGACAAGTCTTTGCGAACCAGATGTTCTGGGAATGTAGTACCCATCAAATACGCCATTAAAGTATTGACTATATGTTGTGCCGTTTGTTCCAGTAAAAGAGAAATCAGTAATTTCAATTGCCGATGTCACATTGTCTGAAATATCTTTTGACAGGGCAACATAGCTTGGGCTTACAAATGTTTTTAAACCAAGAGCTAAATCAAGTGGTGACAGTTGCTTATCTAGCGCATCTGCCAATACATCTTTTACATTAGGCTCACCACCAGAAGGCATTCCCCAGAACCTTGCTCTCAAGCCGCTTCCAGGGATAATAACATTTCCGCTTCTATCAATTGTTTCTTCATTAAAAGAATAATTAGTAATCGCTCCACGAATTCTGGCTCCAGAGCTATATTTATTTAGTTTCTTAACATCAGCACCTGGAAAGTTTGATCGCATTAATAGATTCTTTACAGCATCGCCAACATATGCGTTTTGCATAAAAAAACCCGTATTGATTGTTCTTTCAGTTAAATATTTAGACCAGTCATTGAGTGATACAGATACTGACATTGAGGATGATGTTGATGACCATTCATCAACATAGTATGTCCCAGCAGAAACATATTCAAACAAATCAAATGTTATAGATGTGCCAGATACATGACTTCTTGCGATAGATCCAGCATACCCTCTTTGCTCAACAACAACTGTTTTATCACTAGATGTTTGAGAGCAAAGAATTATTTCCTCATTCTGCGTTCCTTTGCCAATTATCAAAGTAAAATAGTTACCAACACCACCGTCTGGAAAGCCCGTAGCATCCAAGACTGATAGCGTTGTTGATGAGGATGAAATGTTTGATGTAATTACAGATGAGTAATACTCAGCATTTAGATTATCTAAATCTTTTTTAACTCTCCAACCAGTAGCAATATCAACTTTCAAATCTTTCTTCATGTATTTACCAAACAATGAAGCGTTATTAAAAATACTAAAATTCTTTTCTGTATTGTCTAAATTAATACTTGCTTTAGCAGTCTCAGAACCACCAATTGGCAAACTACTTTGATGGATATCCCTTGTTCTAGAGAATTCATAATCAATTACATAATCTGTAATATCTGTCTCATAGACAGGAATTATTTCTTGAATCCTTGCCCTGTCTTGAGGGTTCTTTGTTGTATGAACAGTTACTCTTATTCTTGCAATATCTTGAGATGTTTGTGCTGTTAAGAGGTGATCTTGATAATAAGAACCATCTCTAATCTCACCCTCTTCTGAGAAGATCAGCGTTGATGCAGTGTTATAAGCTTGAACCAGATAGTTTGAGATACCGCCAAAAAATTCAGATGTTACAATACGGATACGATTAACTTTTCTCTCTGTAAACACAGCCTGGATGTATGGCTCTGTTGAGAATCCATACCCATTATAGGTAGCGTGAGTATTTGAGTTGCTAACGCTATTTGACCACCACCCAAATTCAAGAGAGCTTCCAAGCTGTGTGTTGCTTAAATCACTCCCAGTCAATGATGGCATTGCATGATAGCTACCATCTGCTGTAATAACTTTCCCATTCTTATCTTTTGCCCCAGCAATAGCCCATGTAAAAGATTGTCTTTCTATACCATTAAATGCTTGAGTTTTATCAAAATAAAACCCGATATTTGGATATGAAGAGTTTGCATGGTCATCATTTGTAGTAACTGTAAGATTATCAAGATGCCTACTATCTAGCCATTGAATAACAATTTTTGGCTTTACCCTCTGAGCTGATGAGGTTGACGCTGTTTCAAAAGAGGTGGATAAAGTCTTGCCATAAATGTCAGTTGTTATCATTACGCCTCCTCTAATGAAATAGAGCAATCAAAATAGTATACATTATCTACCATATCTCTTCTAATTAAATTTTCAGAAAAGTCTTTAATAAATACATTATATACAGTTTCTGTATATGGCGTTATACCATCAGAGTCTTGATTGATTATTCTCAGCTCATGAATGTCTGGATCTAGGGATAATTTTCTAATGTAGTCTCTTGAGTGTCTTTCGTCAACAGTATTTTCTCTAAAATTAGGAATGAATGTCCAATTTATATTAAATGATTTTTTATCCGCTGATGTTTCATTCTTGTAATACCTTGAGCTATTGCCAGCCCAGTTTCTATTTTCAATAAATACAGGCATGGATGATACACTCAAAGTTCTATTTTGATTTGTTAATGGTTTACCATCAAGTAGTAGCAATGTCCTTATTGAGCTAGCATCAACACCAGTTACAGAGCTAAACTTTACAAACTTAGCGCTAACATTTGTATTTTGCAAAAGATTAATTCTAATTGTTGCAAGAATAATCCTGCCAGATGTGCTTAGATTTACAGATCCAGATAGAATTGCAGATGCAAACTTAAAGCGTATTGCGCTCGCAGTGAGAGATGAAGTAGCCGATATCTGAGATGCACCTGCTGAGATCTTCAATGCCGATGTGCTTACACTAGATGTAACGCTTATTGCAGATGAAGCATATGCAATTTTATTAGCAGCTATGGTTGAAGATGCTGAGGAATTTATCGCTACCGCACCATGAGATATTTTAAGCGAGCTAACAGTTAGTGATGTATTAGCAGACACTGCGATAAGAGCATCTTGTCTTTCCGTTGCAACAGTTACTGTTGCACCATCAACAGATAGATTTGCTGATGCATAAGCTATCTTAGTCGCATTAATTACAGCATTAGAATTAGCCGCAATTGCAATATTTGAAAATGCTGTTTTATAAGAAGTTACGGTTAATGATGAGCTGATAGAGATATCAATATTTACATCAGAGGCATCTGCTTCATAAAAGTCAATGCCAGAATTTAGTGGATCTGAGAATGAGTATATATTTTCGCCAGCCATTTATGCCTCTCTGAATGTGACTTGGACATTGTAATATGAGCAGTCTGTCTTAATGTCTCTTCTAGCCAGCTCTTCTGTATACGAGTCTGCATAGACATATGTTTCAAATGGCAGTTCGTCTGGATCAATGTCAATAGACAGAAGAATCTTCCCTCTATAAGACATCAAAGAAATTAGATAATCCCTACCGACCCGACCATCAATGGTCTTATCAGTATTGCTTGGAAGATAGAAATAGCTAAGACTGTATGTATTTTTTGCCGACTTAATATATCTTTTTTTATTTCCATTATTCATCATCACATCAGCTGAATTACTATCAACTGATGTTGACAATGTTCTACCGTGTTCGGTTATTTCAGTACCATTAAGTTTTATTACATTAATTAGAGTCGGTAATTGATTTTGAATAGCAGGCATTACAGACCCTGATTAATTCCGTTATACGACCTTACAACTCTAGGTTGCACACCAGCCGCTTTCTGATTCTTTGGCAATACATTGACATTGTATTCCTTCATCATTGAATTAAACCATTCTTCTTCACCAATAAAGTTGTCAACATAAATATTTGTATTTTGTGTTGACATAGTTACGCTTTGACCAGCGTTTGGTGCTGAGTTCTTTGGTGCATTAAATCTCATGTTGTTAAGATTTTGCAGAGTTGCGGCTCCGATATTCTGCACAGCTTTTGCGCTAACAATGTATTCACCGCCATGAAGCATGGCTGGGATTGACTGAGACATTGCCTTATCCAAATAACCACCACGAGCAAAGCTAGGAATCATTCCACCCATCCATTTTGGACCGATAGTAGTTGGCGTTAATCTTGGAGCTATTCCAAGTGCTTTATTAACAGAAGACCAATACGCAGCGCTTTTTGAGTTCATATTTATTCCACCGTATGAGCCTCCAGTCATTGACGGTGTGCTAGTCGTTCCACCACCTCCACCACTAGCCGCTTCTGCTTGAGCATCACCAGCAGCTTTTGCTTGAGCTTCAAGCAGTGCCCATTTCTGAATTAAAGGATCAAGCAAGTCCTTCATATTGTCAACTTCAGAACCAACACCGCCAACAGTCTTTCTGAAGTCATCAAGTATTGACTTGTTTCCATCTTTGATTGCTTTCTGGTATACAGTGGTTGGATCAGCATCAGTTACTGCCTTATCAAAATCAGTTACAAACTTACTGTAGATAGTTGTTGTAATCTCGGTCAAACCAGTGGACATATTATCCTTGAGACCAGTTGTTATGGTTCCAAAGCTATCAACAACAAATTGCTTGTTGCCATCCATGACTCCGCCCATGTCCATGAGCATTCCAATTGTTGAGCCAATTATTGTACTATTATCAGCAGATCCTTTTCCAAGACCGTATCTTTCAACAGCTACTTTTACCAAGTCGTCAAGATTTGTTGTAAATGCACCAACAACATCATTTGGCATCTTAGTACTTATTGTTGACGCAAAAGCATCAAACATCTTTGAGAATTCAATTCCACTATCGTTAGCAGTAGTCTTAGCCAGCTCTGTAAGCGATGTCATCTGGGCAATATAATCTTCTTTTGTTACTGGAGGGAACTTGAGAATTTCTGCGGCAGATTCCCCAAACTTTGTAGCAGTAGTTTCAAAGAACTTATCGGCTTCTTCTCTTGCGACAGCGATTGCTGATTTCAGAGCGTCAAGATTTTCTGCAGCAAGATCTTTCTTTCGTGAAGAATCAATCTGACCGATTGATTTTGTGCTATCCATTGAATCTTTGCGATCCTGGAGATCAAGCATTCTTGCATCATCAATTCTTCCTTCATAGATTGCGAGAGCACGATTCCTGATATAGTTCTGAGACTGAAGCGCTCTTTCTTCAATAGCCTGTCTTCTAGCCGCCTCATACTCTTTCGTTTTCGTAAGAGACTCTTCTGCTCTAGCGAGCTTATCAAGAGTATCAACTTGTGAATCATAGACAGCAAGAGCGGCATCTCTTTGCTTCTTCAATGAAGCCTCTAGGTCTTTTTGTAGTTTACTTAGAGCATTAGACATTTCACCCATGACATAATCTTGAAGTTTCTGGGCAAGATCTTTTACTGAATCATTAAACGCTTTTCCAGTAGCTTCCTTTAGTGATTCAGGTAAACCTTCTCCGACAGTGTTGGTGATCGCTTCATTATAAACTCCACCAACTTCATCACCCTTAGCCTTAGCAGTATCTTTAGCTCCATCAAACATCTTTCCAGTTGACTGCTTAATACCAGAACCCTTCAACCCCTTTAGTGAGCCCTTAACGGCTTTAGCACCAGCATCAACCAGCCCTGACATTCCATTTACTGTTGCATCAATACCACCATTAACAGCTCCAGTTACAGCGTCAACCGTTCCCTTTATTCCATTAATTACACCTCTGTATGCATTATTTATTTTACTTCCAATTCCTGGAATAAAAGATATGGCTTTCATAATTAATGTAACGCCAGCAAATGCAATTTCAATCCACACCTTAATTGCCATACCAAATAGGCTGATCATCCCCTTTGCTAACAATCCGACTGATTTTAGAATTATTTTTATTCCAAGAGCAATGCCATTAATAAGGAGTTCAATAAAGAATCCAAATGCAGCTTTTACATAATCAAATGCCTTACCCCAATTACCCTTAAATGCCTCAACAACAGCCATTACGATATTGATAATCATATAGAGATATGGTTGTATAAATTGAGTTACGAAGCGATGAACCATTTTTGCAAGGAACTGAATAACGCCAGCTATTTTATTAAATGCAGCACCAATTCCTTCAGCAGCACCAGCTCCATCTTTAGAGCCTTTACCAAAAGTGGCAAACAGGTCAACGAATGGTCTAATGATTTCCATAGCTGCGCCTTTTAGAATGTCAAATGCTACTTTTACCTTTTCTATTCCGCTACTAGCAACTGCTTTGAATTTATCAAAGTTTTTCATTACAGCATAAATTGCTACACCAATTGCAAGAAGAACAATACCGATTCCGCTACTTACCATCGCTACCTTAAATAATTTAGCTACAACCGTTGCTAGTTTCTGAGTATTCATAAAAGCCATCAATGAAGTTTTTGCCTGACTGAAGGTTGAGACTGCACCTTTACCAAAAGCTGCCTGATCAATGCGCAATTGCTTTTGTGCCTCAGCAACTCTTGTCAATGCATTTTTGTATACATCAAGGTCTTTTACTTTTCCAATCCCAGCAGTTGCTAATCCTTTTGCTGATTTAAAAGGTTGAGTTATCAGTCTTCTTTGACCAGCCAATACTCCTCTACCAACACTACCAGGCGTTGCTCCAGCCATAGCATCTCGTGCTTCTTTACCTCTCTGAAGAACACTGGAGATACGACCACCAATACCACCTCTTGCTATTCTAAGAGCACGATCTTCGCTTAATGCACGACCTCTTGCATTCATTAAAGTTCCACCAGCTGTTCTTCTAATACCAGCTGAATCAAACGCCTCTAGTCTTCTTTGCATTGCGTCATTAACAACCGATGTAGGAATGAAAGATTTTCCTGGTGCTGAACCTGTACGCAATTGCCTAAATCTATCTCTAACCCCCAAAGTAGGGGATTGCATAAATCTTCCTGTTCTCGTTGTAGTAATTCCAGCCCTATCTGTCAGAGCCATCTCTTCTAGCGCATAAGCTCTTCTAGCGGCTGTAAGACCTCTTCTACTTCCTGGCATAACTGGTCCAACACCACCAGGAGCAGGTGTTCCTGGACCACCGATTTGAGTAATAGCACCCTTAACTCTTGCAAACTTAAATGGTGATGATGTTGGAGTAACACCTGCAGCTGCTGCGGCTGCGGTAGCACCTGGTCCCATCGGCAATCCAGCAGCAGCGGCTATTCCAGAAGTGCTTGATACAAGGAGTCCCTTCGTTTGAGCAAAAGAGTTATATAGTGCATCAAGTTTATTTCCAGATTTACCAATAGCGTCTGCTAACCCAATAAATCCGCCTTCAGCATTTTTTAGACTTGGTATAAATTTAAATACCCCTCGCATAGCAATACCAGTTACAGAACTCAAGGTACCGAAAGCAAGAATTAATGGACCAATCGCTGCAAGCGCTCCCATGATTGACATAACAAGAACGCCTACAGTTTTCTTTGTTGTGGCTGACAAGCTATTCCACTTATCAATCAACTTACTTGTAACCTCTGCAATCTTTTCAATTGCAGGTCTTGTACTATTGAGCAAGTCAGCAGCAAATATTTTAAAGTTATTTTTAATTTTTGAAATAGTAACATCAAGGGACTTTAATGAAGCATCTAATTCTCTTTGCGCCAATACAGATGCACTTGCAGAACCAGCGAGTTCAACAATCATTGAACGACCAGCCTCAGTACTGATCTCAGACATGATGTCACGACCTTCTCTGTTAGCTCTTAAAATTTCATCGGCAACTGCTTTTCTAGCAGCATTAGCATCCTTAATATCTTTTACAGTAACTAAGCCAAAGTTTTCAACTTGCTGACCAACTTGTGCTGTTGCTACTCTTGCAATGACTCCAATATCGGTAAAGTTTTTAATAGCAAGCTTAGAATTATTGCTTGCACCGTTTGCAAGATCAGTCAGTGTCCTAGCTACGCTTTTACCCA